CGGTTCAAGAACCGAACCGGCAACCTCCGAGGCAACATCAAGGCGCGCTTCCTGCGCACCGATGGCAACTCGGTCGAGTGGGAGCTGCTCTCCGAGGCCCCCTACTCGCGTTTCATCCAAGAGGGCACGCCCCCTCACGAGATCTGGCCCAAGGCGCAGCACGGGCTCAAGGGGCCGGTTCGCAATAGCCAGACCCGCCGAGCTACCGGCAAGGGCCCGCACGAGCACATCGTTGGTCGAGGCCAGTACCTGCGCTTCGTCATCGGCGGGCGCACGGTCTTCGCTCGCATGGTCCACCACCCCGGGACCCAGGCCGATCCTTTCATGACCGCCGGCTACTACAAGGCCGAGCGCGTCCTCTACCGCGAAATGGACATCATGCAGGTCGCGGTGGCCAACCTTTGGCGGTGACCCATGACCGACATCTACGGCGCCACCAGCCTGCCGGCGGTCGCCGACGATGAGTTCGTCGACCCGCTCACCTACTACATCGCCAGCTACCTTCAGGCCGCGCTCAACGCGCAGCTCGGGCAAGCCTGGTCGCGGCTCGCTCCCGGCAAAGACGTCGTTCGCAGGTTCTACACCGCGAACCCCGAGCAGGTCCTCTTCAACGAGTCGGCGACGCCGGCCCTGTTCGTTTGGCGCCCCGAGAGCGAACACTCCACGGAGAAGGTCGCCGACGACTACCACGTCACCACTTCAACCCTTCGGGCTCACTGGCTCCAGCCTCATGACTCGAGCCTGAAGCGCGAGCGGCGCATGCAGTTCGCGGGGCCGCTCTCCAAGGCCGTCCACTCTGCGCTGATTGAGGGACGCCACCCCGCTTGGGTGGTCCCCGGCGACGCCGACGAGACCTCCGCCACGCGCGGCAGTCTGCTCATGACTTGGGCTGGCCTGCTCCGGCCTCCTGAGGTTCGCAGCCAGACGTTGCCGGTCACGTTTCAGATCGATGACGGCGAGCCCGTCACCTACCAGGCGATCTTCTTCAGCATCAAGTGCGTCGAGCCTCTTACCCGCTCCCGCTTGGCACGCTCCGGACTCAACCCCACCATCGTCTCTGGCCTTGAGCTCACCGTCGACCAAGACGGCAACGAGATCGAGAGCCTGATCCCCACGCCCTAACGCGAGCGTTTCCGCTCCGCACGTTCAGACCCGCTTCGGCGGCGCTGGAGAAGCATGCCCATCCCCACCAAGAAGCTCCGCGTTCTGCCGAATCCGTGGACGTACATCGACCACAAGGGCCGTCCTGCGGGGCGGTTCCCGTACGAGGCCACCGACGGCGTGATGCCTGACGGCCGCACCATCGGCTCGCGCATCGCGTCCGCCGAAGAGGTGCAGGCCGCCAAGTCCGTGCGAATCGCGGGCTTTACGTTCCAGCTGCAGCCCGCCGACCACGACATCCAGATCGCCTACGACGACGAGCCGGTAACGGTCGGGAATACGGCCTACTACCGGAAGGCCATCGCGTCCGGTCAGCTCATCGCCGCCGACGTCGAGACCGCCAACGTGGCCGGCATCAAGTCCAAGTACTTCGAGAGCTACGCCAGGCACGTGGATGGCAAGCGCGAAGCGGCCATCGCCGAGTTCGACGCCGCCAACGGTGACGGCGCCTTCGCGCACTTCGAGAACGAGCGAGCCGAGGCCGCCAAGGCGAAGGCCGTGAGTGACGCCGAGGCCAAGAAGTCTCCGCAGCACGCTGAGAAGTCTGCCGCCGAGGAGAAGGACCCGGTCAAACCGATCCCTCACTCGACGCTCGCGACGTCTCAGGCCGCTGAACAAGCAATCCGCAAGGGTGACAAATGAGCAACGCCATCCTCATCGCCGGGTATACGAATTCTGATAAAGTGCCCGGCGCGGTCCGTGAGACCAAGTACGGCCAGGGCAAAGTCTCGATTGGCGCGATCCCGGTCAAGCTCGTCGTAACGGGCAACAAGACCGCTGCCGGCTCGGCTACGGCCGACCAGGACATCATCCCCATCTACTCGCCTGACGAGGCGGACGCTTACTTAGGCGTCGGCTCGGAAGCGGCAATGCAGTGCTACGCGGCGCTCGAGATCCCTGGCGTCACGCTCTACGCGGCGCCCGTGCTCGAGAACGCGGCCGGTGTAGCTGCCACGATGACGCTGACCGTTGCCGGCACGTGGAGCACCACGGGCACGGTCACTGTCTTCCTGCTCGGTCGGCAGATCGATGCGGTCGTTCAGGCTGGTGATTCGGTCACGACCGCCGCGGCGTCGTTGGCCACTGCCATCAACGGGCAGACCCGCTTCCCCATCACTGCGACGAGCGCCCTGGGCGTCGTGACGCTGACCGTCCGCAACAAGGGAACGCGCGGCAACGATTACATCTGCCGCAAGGACCTCGCGCAGGCACCGAGCGGGCTAACGCTCACGCTGGCTGGCGGCGCTGCGCTGACCAACGGCATGGTCCCGTTCTCTGGTGGCGCGGGCGCCGACAACGTCACCAACGTCCTCGCTCTGCTCGCTACCGGCGTTTACGACTACCAGGCTTGGGCTCAGAACGACGCGACGAACGCGGCGCTCATCAAGGCCTACCTGATCAGCGAGTCCGGCCCGCTGCTGATGCACCTTTCGCATGCCATCTTCGCGAAGATCGGTCTGCAGGCTACGTCGACCAGCTTCAGCCAGACGACGCTGAACGCCTACCGCTGCACGGTGGTTCACTTCGAGAACTGCGAAGTGCCCCCAAGTTACGTCGCAGCCCAGGTGGCCGCTGTCCGCTCGGTCATCGTCGGCGACAACCCGAACTATCGATTCGATAACTACGTTTTGCCGACCATCCCGCCGCAATCGCAGAAGCAAGACGTGCCGACGCGAGCCGAGGCAAACGCCATGCTCAACGCGGGCGTGACGCCGCTCACGACGCTGCCCGATGGGACCGTCAAGATCGTGCGCGCCATCCAGAGCCACTCGCTCAACGGCGCGGCTCCCGACTACCGCACGCTCGACTGGGGCGACGCGGACGTGCCGGACCGCATCAGCAAGGAGCTGGGCGCGCAATGGGACCTGTGGTCCGAGGCGAACCAGTACGTGGGCCCCGATCCCGCCGACGGCGAAGAGCCGTTGCCCGAGGGCGTTGGCTCGCCGCGCCTCTGGAACGCCGAAGCCTACAAGGTGCTCAAGGACGCCGAAGAGGCGAACTGGCTGCAGGAGGTCGACGACAACCTGCCGGTCAGCGAATACAACGACGACGCCGACCGCCTGATGACCGCTGCGCCCAACGTGGTGCGAAAGCAGAATCACGCGATTGGCATCTCGGTCCGCCAGGTCGCCGGCTAGGGGCATGACCGGTGACTGAACCCGCCACGCCCTCCCCGTATCGCTCCGAGCAGGAGTTCGTTGCGGCCGTCGAACGCGCTGCCGCTGCTCCCTATGAGCATCGCACCAAGCAGAAGCTGACGCCCGAGGCGCTCGCCGCGATCGTCGACTGGGTACGTCCCGAGTTCGCGAGCATCAAGATCGTGATGGCCGACGACCTGGAAGACCTGGTTCGCAGGGGCGTCAAAGCCCTGACTCAGCCGCACGCTGAGTGACTCTGTTTCGCATTTGAAGACCCGATAGCGGCCGCTTCGCGCGCGCCCCGAGGCACAACTACATGGCTGATGAAACAATCAGAAGCTTCTCGATCTATTTGAACGGGAAGAAATTCGGCATTGCCCAGGGGCATGCGTACGACGTGGAAACCGGCAGCGAGCTGCAGATGGGCGACGGTCAAGTGGTGGGCGTCTCGCAAGGCGTTCCCACGACTCAGATCGTCTCCGATTGCATCATCCTGTTCGGTGGCGACTCGAACATGCGCCAGCTCGAAGAGGCCGCGCTCCAGCACAAGCTGGTGCAGGTCGGCGTCGGCGTCGTGAACGGCCGCATCCACAAGATCGACATGTACTGCAGCAAGTTCTCGTACAAGGGCGACACCGTGAAAGGGACCTGCATGGGCAGTTTCACCTTCATCGGCGGCGCGCCCAAGTTCGCGGGCTGATAGCAGGCACGACATAGCCGCAAGCGCGGCCCATGCAGGTAGGGAGAACCAGCGTGAGACATCGCGACATCATTCAGGGCACACGCGCCATCAAGCGCGTCCCCTTGCCATTAGTAAACGTGCGCTCCTCGGCGCTTCCGGACCTACCGGAGCTCGCCGAACAACGCGCACGCGACCAAGCCGCCGCCTCGCCGGGTAGTGCGCCACCCGATGCTCCAGCTCCCGAAGTGGGGCTGCGCGTGCTTACGGGTGCTGAGCTTCGCACCGTCGCCGAGAAGGCGCGAGAGTTCGCGAAGAACGACAAGGCTACCGAGGAGGATCCCCTCTACGCACTCGGCAAGAGCGTCTACACGCTCGCGCTCGCTTGCGTCGAGACGGATCCTGCCGACCCCCGCAACCCGCTCCCGTTCTTCGGCGAGCCGGGTGATGTGGACTCTGCTGCGCGCGAAATCCTGGACTCAGTCCACCTCGGGCGCGACGGGATCACATACCTGGCTGAGGCGCAGGAACTGTGGGAGGACATGTGCAACCCGCAGGCCTTCAAGGTCTCGGGCCAACGCATGGGCGAGCTCATTGGCGAGATCGCCGCTGACTCCGACGTGCGCCGTTTTTTATCCTTGGGGCCCGCCACGCGGTGGATCTTGCTGCGTACTATGGCCGTCCTGCTTGCGAACTTACAGAGTGGCAGCTCCTCCTCTTTGCCCACCTCCGAAGCGCCGGTGACGACGAATTGAGCGCCACGTGAGCGAGCTCGACAAGATCATCAGCGACGTGCGGTCGCGCAACGGAGCGCGCCAGGCCAAGACCACCACGCCGGCACCTAAGACCTTCGACCTGCTACCCGAGCACTTCGGGGCGGCCTACGAGGGCAAGCCGGTTTCCAAGATCACGGTCGGTCTCCGTGTCCCCTCCGAGAGTGAGGTCCGGGGCATCGAGTCAGCGGCCACCAAGGAGGCCGCGCAGGCCGATGGCGACTTCGACCAGAAGCTCGAAGCCTACAATCGAGCGCTCTTCACCTTCTACGTCGCTCGCGGTCTCTGCAACCCGCACGACGTGACGGCTCCGCATCCGCTTTTCGAGCTGCCCGAGGACATGATCCCGTTGGCGCTCACGCCGCGGAGTATCCGCAGGCTTTTCGACGAAATCGAGCTACTTCACGTCGAGCAAAGCCCCATTTTCCTCGAAGCGACGCCGGAAGAAGTGAGCGAGCTGGCGGACCGGCTCGCTGAGCCCGAAGCGTTTGACGCTGTCCCGCGCCCGCAACGACTCCGAGCGCTTCGCTACCTGCGCTTCGTTCTCGACACTCTCCGCGCTGAGTGACCCTCAGGCGAGCGGCGCGGCCGGGTCGTCCTCTGGATCGACAGGCTCGAACGCTGGCTGCTTGAGGCCGTTCAGCTCGAGCAGCTCCCAAACTACCGCCAGCGGGCAATCGACAGCCTCGCTGAAGCAGATCGCCCCGCCGGCAACGCTGACCGTGATCGTCTCGGCCGCCGCGCAGCGCGCCGCCCACGTCGCGCGGTCGTCGTCACGCTCCGGGTACTTGAGTGGGTCTTCTTGAACGAATACCCAGCCCTCGACTGGCTCTGGCTGCTTGCTCATCAGGGTCATTAGGCCATGGCCGACGGTCGAATAGTCATAAAAATTGGGGCCTCCACGGACAGATCCGTGGACGTCACCTTCGGAACCATCGAAAAGCGCGCCCAGAAGGCTCGGGACAACATCGCCAAGATGTTCGGCTCGAGCGGCAACGCCGGCCGCGGTATGCAGCAGATTGCCGGCGCCGCCGACAAGGCCTATGCGGGCGTCGAGAAAGCGGCAGCCAAGGCGGCACGCGGCCAGGTCAAGGCGCAGGAACAGGCGTCGCGCGAGATCGAGCGGGTCCTACGTCAGCAGGTTCGCGCGGCTGAGGCGCTCGACCGGCAGCGCAGCCAGGGGCTGATGCGTCAGTTCCGCGAGCAGGAGCGCGAGGCGCGCCGGAGCTCGCGAGCGATGGAGCAGTTCGCCGAGCGCACGTCGCACCGCACCACCAGATTTCTTTTCCCACCTCCGACCGGCATCCTGAGCGGCGCGCGGCGCGTGGCCGGCGACATCATGCGCGGCGCTGGCGTCGACATGTCGATCGGCGGCTCCGTGGGGCGCGCGGTTTCGCTGCAGAGCGAAGCGGTCGGACTGGCCAACCAAGAGCGCATCGCCACCGGCAAGACGCGCGGGGCGGGCTTCTACGAGGCCTCGGCGCGGCGCATTGGCGACCAGTTCGCCAAGGATCCGACCGAGGTCCTTTCCCTCACCCGAGCCTTCACGGGCAAGACAGGTAACTTCGACGCCGCCGAGACGATGGGCACCGAGCTCACGTCGATCGCTTCAGCATCAGGCGCGAACCTGACCGAGATGGGCGACGCGGCGGGGTACGTCTTCAACCAGCTCAAGGGGCTCCCTGACGCGGGAGCCCGAACCGTCGCCGTCATGCGCGGCATCGTCGGCCAGACAGCAGTCGGCGCTGTCGAAATGAAGGACTACGCGACCCAGCTAGGGCGCGTGGCAGCAGGCGCTCAAAAGTTCGAAGGCGACGTCGCGCAGAACATCCTCAAGTTCTCGGCGATGACCCAGCTCAACATCGAGTCGGGCGGCGCCACGAGCGCGGCGGACGCGGCGCGCGGCACGGCGGCTTTCGTGAACACGCTCGGAAAGGGCGCACGCATCAAGGCTTTCGAAAAGGCGGGCGTCAACATCTTCGCCGACGAAGGCAAGACGGTCCACCGTGACCCGTTCGAGATCCTGAAGGACAGTTTCCGCGCCACCAAGGGCAACATCCCGCAGCTCTCGAACATGTACATGGACGTGCTCGGTCGAAAGACCATCACGGGCCTGACGGGCGCCTACAAGAACGCAGGCGGCGGCGAAGCGGGCATTGCGGCGGTGGAGAAATCTCTCGACCGCTACATGAAGGCCCAGCTCGACGCGGCCACCGAAGCCAAGAACAACGCCGACATCATGGCCAGCAACGCCGCCAAGGCGAAGCTGTTTCAGAACCAGCTCGATCAGATCGTCGCGGCCACGGCTACGGACCTGGTCCCGGCGCTCCAGAAGGTCGCCCCGGTGGCCCTCGCCGTCGCGGACGGCTTCGGTAGCATCATCAAGTTTGCAGCTGCGAACCCCGGCATGGCCATCACGGCCGCCATCGTGGCCAGCATTGCTCGAGCCGGTCTCGAGTCGGCGTTTCGTCGAGCGGTCGAGAACGCCATGGGCGGCGGGTCAGGCAGCGGCCCCGGCGGTCGCAAGGTCCTGGGCGGCGGCACCGCAGGCGGCGCGCTCGGCGCTGTAGGCCTGGGCGCTGCCATCGGTATCCCCGTCGCGGCGGCCATCTACGGCGAAGGCATCAGCGACTGGGAGACGACCAAGGACAAGACCGGCAAGCTCAGTAGCAGCCTGGCGAAGAGCAGCGGCTCACAGCTGCAGTTCGACCTCATCGACGCCAAGAACAAGATGAGGGAGCTCGAGAACGACCGCGAGGGCGTGTCGTTCGGCGCCTGGAGCGGCATCAAGGACGGCCTGGGCATCGGCACCGAGGCCGAGATGAATGGCCTCCGGGACCTCATCAAGCGCAAGGAGGCAGAGCTGCAAGCCTACCAGAAGACGGGCCAGCTGCCGGCCGGTGTGAAGCCCGAGGACGGCAAAGCCAAGGGCGGCGGCAAGGTCATCGACCCGAACGAGATCGGCGCGGCGCTCGCCAACGGGCTCGGTACCCGAACGCTCAACGTGCGGGTGATGAATCTCCCGGCAGGCGGCATCGAGCCCCCCAAAGTTAGCCCTAACGGACGCGCCCCGGCTGTCGGGCAGTAGCCCCGAGCCATGGCCTTTTTCGACAACCAAAAGCCCTTCTCTTTCTCGGGCATCAAGGTCCCGTTCAAGACCTACCGGGTTCGCGGCGGCATCCGGAAGCACGTTCACGAGTACCCGCACACGGCTGGCGGCGCGCTCGAGAAGCTTGGCCGGTCGCTGTACGAGATCACGGTTTCGATCGACTTCACGGACGCGCTCGACTCGCCGAAATACCGAACGCTCATCAACGACCTCGGGCTGCTCCGGGG